AAATAAAAAATAAAGGGATTAAAAAAGATTAATTATAATTAAAAAAAATAATTATAATTTATATTAATTTAAGAAAATGGGTAACTATACTTCTGTTGAAAACGTGTCTTGTATCGAAAGATCTAAATTAAAATTAAGACCTCATCAAATAAAAGTGTTAGAACATTTTTTAAGTGATAAAACTGATGGAATGCTTCTAGTTCATCCTCCGGGAACTGGAAAAACTTTAACAGCTGTCGCAGCTTCGCAATGCTTTCTAGATAATTTTCCAAAAAATAAAGTTGTTTTTATTGGTCCTTCTAGTCTTTTAACAAATTTTAAAAAAGAGTTAGTCGCCTATGGAGTTAACGATTTTTCTAAGTATAGATTATATTCTTATCAGAAATTTTTACAGTTAGAAGAAGAGTCAAAAGAAAATGTTTGTAAAGGAAATTTAATGATTATAGATGAAGTTCATAATTTAAGAAATTTAAATATCTCAAGTCCAACTAAGGGAAAAAGAAGTAAAGCAGCTCTTCAGTGTTCTAAATGGTCCAGAAAAAGACTCTTACTTTCAGCTACACCTTATGTTAATGATTTAACAGATTTTATTCCAATTGTAAATTTTATCTATGGAAAAACAAAATTATATAAAAATTCGGATGCCCGAGAAATAAAACAACTGGTTCCTTATCTAAAAGGAAAAATAGATTATATTGATGTCCCAGAAGAATCTAAATCTAAGTATCCTAAGTTTGAAGAGCATTATATTAAATTAAAAATGGATAAAGATTATGAAGAAAAATATTGTAGTATCATTAGAGGAAGAGAAATAAAAGGAGATATTTTTAAAAATCCAGAATCTTTTTATAATGGTCATAGAAGAGCTGTTAATAAAATAGGTAAAGGAAATGAATATTTTAGTCAAAAAACAATTAGAGCGTTAAAATTAATAGAAAATAAAAAAACTGTAATATTTTCCAACTGGCTTGATTTTGGATTAAATCCAATAAAAGATGTTTTAGACAAAAAAAATATTCCCAGTATGACTTTTAGCGGAGAATTATCACAAAGAGAAAAAAAAGATATTGTAGATAAATTTAATAATAATGAATTTAAAGTTTTAATTATTTCTAAATCTGGAAGTGAAGGAATAGATCTAAAAGAAGTAAGAAATGTAATTGTAATGGACCCAGTTTGGAACTATGCTGGAATTCTACAAATTAGAGGTAGAGCTGTTAGATTTATGTCTCATGAAAATCTTCCTCCAAAAGAAAGAAATGTTAATATTTATTACATGATGTTAGAAACTAGTAGAAAAGACTGTAAATCAGGAGATACAGTTGTTTATGATGTAATAAAGCAAAAAAAGAAAAACGCGGAACAACTAGAAAAGACGTTACAAAAATTGTCTATCTGATAATTTTTGATATTTTCTATCTGATAATTTTTGATATTTTCTATCTGATAAAATCAAAAATTTATAAATATAATAAATATTTATAAATTACTCTCGAAACCAACTTTTAAGACCTTTTATATCATCTAAGATACATTCTATACCTTTTTCTAGAATTTCTTTTTTTCTGTCTTTTAAGATCAATGAAACCATTTTAACAGGATTAGAAACAGAAACAGGTTTTAGTCTTTTGTTAGATTTAGGTTCATATTTTTTAGATTCATATTTTTCTATCACTCTTTGAAACCCATAATTAAACAGTTTGTCAATTGGATTCGCAAGAATATTTGTGATATAATAAGAAGAATCTATCTTTTCTGGAGGATAAATATTCCCGTCTGGTCTGTAATCTTCAGGGATTTCTTCTCCGTATTTTACTCCGGCACTTTCCCACTGTTCAGTAAAAAACTCGATAGTTCTCATTTTTTCACCAACTTTGTCTCGATTTAGATGGTCGTTAACAATTACATAAGGAAATCTTTCACCAGGACTCACAGGTCTCAAAAGACTTTTCATCAGTTCAGAAAAAATAGCTAGAAAATAAGTTGTAGATTTGTAGTTAGAACCCATAGATTTTACAATAGAAAGTTGTTCTGTGATATTAAATTTAAGTTCTATCACTGCGACAATTGCGTCAATTACAATGTCAAAGACTTGTTCAATAGTTCCTTCTGCGAAAATAGTTCTAATCATATTTTCATAAGTTTCTCTTACCCAAAGACAATTATCACGTCTTGCGAGAACAATACCTTTTACATTCAAAGCTTCTATGTCAGAATTCTTTTCTTTAATAATATCACCTTTTTCATCATATTCCATATACGCATAGTGTTTCTTTTTCATGAAAAGAGCTCTCATAGCTTTCTCAAATTCTAGATATAAAGGTTTTGGGAAAATACCTTTTTCTCCTTTTTTCACAAGTTTACCGTTTTCGTCAAAAACATCTTTTGTCCCGTTAATTTTCTTTTCCATCACATCTGCCATTTCCCAAACCTTAGTTGGGTCGTTGTTCAAAGAAGGAACATGTACCATAGTACTGTCAGTATCTCCATACACAGTAGTAGCCCCGTAATGTTTCTCGAAAAATAGAGCTGAATCTGTAATTAGTTCACGGCCTCTGGAAGTGACAGACATACTACATTCTATCAGTGAGTATTTACCGTTTGCCTGGGCACCTGTAAAACCATAAATAGAATTAGCGGAAACTTTCAATCCGAGTTGTCTTGCGTTATACATAGTATGATCTACTTTCTTGGAAAAGAAATCTTTCTCAATCTCTTCTTTATGATCAATAATTTTTGTGCTATCACTAACACCAGGAATTATTTTTCTCACAAGACTTTTAGCTTCTTCATTGTTAATTTCTCCAAATGTAAAATTTTCATTTACATTAGATTTACTCAAAACATGATTGTCTAAGAGATCCAAGTTCTTGTTAATATTTTTCATTTGCTTTTTTGCTCTTTTTCTGTTGTTTAACAAATTCTCTAAGATTTCTGGAAGTAAACCTTTCTTGACTTCTTCTTTCACAAAACCGAAATCGTAAGTTCTTTTTACTTTTTCTTTTTTGTCTTTTTCATCTTCATCTTCATCGTAATCGTCGTCATAAACACCATAATCGAACTTGTCTGTTTTTGGAGGTTTTGCGTCCACTGGTTCTTCTTGCTCAATGTGAAAATGGTTAAATTTATTTTTATCCACTCCTTCAATAGAACGTAAAAGTGTTGTAAAACAAATATTGTACGCAATCATGATAGAAGGATACAGAGAATTAAAGTCGAAGCAAAGAACAAGTTCCCAGAACCCAACAATCGGATTTTCTACTTTACCGCCGTTGAAAAAGATATAATCCATATCTCTTCTAGTTAAGACAATATTTTTGTGAGAAGCTTCATGGTAAAGCTGGGCTACACATCTGACTTGTTGACCTCTAGTGAAAAACTCCATCGGGGTAACTCTAACAATAGAAGAAAGCTCTATTAAAGAAATCCAGACATTTAATTTCTCGAAAAGTCTCAAAACAAGAACGGAATCTTGAACATTGTACTTTGCGATAAGTGTGTTTCCTTTAATATTTTCTACAATATTTTTAAATGTTTTTGTGGTAATATCTTTATTTCTCGCCATATGGATAAGAGATTTTAAAGCTTTGTCATCATCGTCTTCTATTTCAGTAATTTCTCTGATTTCAGTCATAGTATCCATGATTCTTCCATGAATGTCAAACATTTCTTGTGCTTTTAAATCTACTTTTGTTTCACCGAGAAAGTGTTTACCAACAGCATTAAGATTGTACATAGAAAGTTTGTAATCTCGTTTAATGTAAGGAAGAAGATCTACCGAAATTCTACCCGGACATTTAAAGATATTCAATTTGTTGTAGCCGTAGGCATCAGAATTCCAGCTAAGACATTTCATAGAACAGTCTTCTTCTAAGAGTCTTCCGACATTACGCCATTCCATTCCGATATCAGTGAGTCTTGCGTCAATATAATCGAAGTCAAAACCGAAAATATTGTAACCGATAAATACATCAGGATCATACTCTTCAACAACATCGAAAAATTTCTCAATAACTTGAATTTCATCATCTACACGATAAGTAATTACACCGTCAATTGGGTTTGTTAGTCCCATGATAATAATAACATCTTTTCTCGATTTTGGGTCATTCATCCGTTGGAAAGTGGCCGAAATAGAAAAGACAATATCTTCAAAACAATGTTTTTGTGGAAATGCTCCTTTTCTATGCGAGTAAGACTCAATATCAAAAGAACAGATAACAGGAAAAGTATAGAAATTTTCAGATTCTTTCAGTTTTTCCATTGACTTCCAGTTGATTTCGTATTCTTTAAAAGGTCTATTTTCAGGACCTTTTTTGGAAATTCTTTCTGGATTATCGTTTGTAATTTCTCGTCCTTGACATTTAAATTTTTCGGTTGGACCTAGATTTCTAAGAGAAAACATTTTGTTATAAACATCAATATCCGTTTCTCTAAAAACTAGATGTAGTTTTCCGTGACGTTTAGAAAATAAATTTTTACATACTCTGGAAGCAGTATCCATATCTTTTATCGTATTAAACGTCAATAAGATATAAGGATATAATTTACCAGAAGAGTAATAATAGAGTCTTGTATACTCTACAAAATGATAACTTACAGGAGAATTAAGTTCTTTGTTTTCTAACGACCGACAAATGTCACCATAAACATCTTTCGCAGAATAGGCGTCCCACTTTTTTAGATGACCATATTGGTCTACTGTGATAGGAAGTTCTACTTTACAGAAAATTGGAAAATCTCTGACGCGTAAAAGGCAAGGATTTGAAAAATTGTCAAAACACCAGAGTCTAATTTCTGTATGTTCGTCTCCATCTTCATTTATAGATTTGTCGTTAACTTCAATATCATAAGCATGTGCTAGAAGTGTAGTATTCATTTTGTTTAATTTTATATAAAAAGCTTTATATAATCATTTTTAGATTTTTTAAATTCATTTTTCAAAAATTACTTTGAAAAATTAAACCCCTGGTGGGACTCGAACCCACAGTCTTCGGATTAGAAGTCCGACGCCTTAGCCATTTGGCCACAAGGGCTATACCGACAGTTTTTTGTCTTGTCTAGGACTTAATATTTTAATTGTTTAAAAAAAACAATTAATGTATCGTGCAGGGTTCGAACCTGCGCGCAATTTAATGCAACAGAGCTTAAGTCTGCCTCCTTTGACCACTCGGACAACGATACTTTTATAGAGACACCATAGTCTCTATAAATAATTTTTATTTAAAGATTTTTTAAGGTTTTAAGAAGGAATACTCTTATAACTGTAAGATTCTTGTTTTTTTGCTTTAGAGCAAATATAAACAGTTATACCTAAAAGACAAGCTGGTATTATTGATAAAATAGCAATATATAAAGGATTTACCTTTTCATCCACAATTGTAGAATTATTTAATTCAGACATTTTTGATGGGAAAAACATTAAAGAAAATCATTTTTGTTATTATTACAAATTAAACTCACTTCCTGTAAGAAGCTCATAAAGCTGGAAATACTTTATAGAAAGCTGGTCTAAAATTTCTGATGGAACATTAATAGGAGTTGTAGTATCATAAGGATTTTTATAATTATTTTTTACCCAAACTCTGACAAAATCTTTATCAACCATATCCGGCTGCTGTCTCAGATTAAATCTTTCCATATAACTATGCTTTATCCAGTATCTACTAGAATCAGGAGTATGAAGTTCATCAATAAGAATAATTTTTCCTTCAGGAGTTCTACCAAATTCGTATTTAGTGTCTACAAGAATAAGACCATGTTTTTCAGCTTCTTTTCTTCCAAATTCAAAAAGTGTATGCGCGTAAAATTCACAAAGTTCCCATTCTTCTCTTGTTAAAAGTCCTCTCTTTAAAATTTCGTCTTTGTCAATAAGCTCATCGGATTCTCCTTTAGTAGTCGGGGTTAAAAGTGTTTCTGGAAGTTTCTGATTTTTTACCATTCCTTCTTCTAGAGTGTGACCGCAATATTTTCTACATCCCTTTTCGTAATTTTTAAGAATTGAAGTATCTGTACTTCCTGTAAGATAGTCTCTCACAACAAATTCTAGCATAATCGGAGTAGTTTCCTTGACAACCATAGAACTAGAACTATAGCTAACCATATGATTTGGAATTAAATCTTTTGTCAAGTCAAACCAGTGACCGCTAATGTTATTAAGAACATATCCCTTATATCTCGCAGAACCAATAATCCTGTCAAAAGAGCTCAATCTGTCAGAAGTATGAATTTTTAATTCAGTGTCACTGTGTCTGTAAATATCTCTAATCTTTCCAGACTTTAAAGGTTCACCGAAAGAAAGATCATACTTAATATTTAACGGAGAATTATTTTGGAACACATTTAAATACTTGACACTAATATCAGAAAGAACAAGTTTTACTCTATTTTTCTCATGTAAATCACTAATAGATTGTTGAATTCTCTTGTCCTTTAATCCACAAATTTTTAGTGCCGCAAGGGCAGCATTTAACGGGTTAAGAACAACAGTAACAGCTAGGTCAGAAGGCATACTAATACTAGAATAAAGGTCATACATTGATTCGTTTGTAACTAAAGGACAACAAATAACAGGCTTACTAAAATTACTATCAACTACTCCACTAAGAGCATTGGATTTTCCAACAACTGTAATAATTAATGGGACATCGTCATCTTTTTCACACTTTTTCACAATTTCAAGAGCTTCATATGTGGACTTGTGAGCTGAAGAAATTCTAATCGCATTTGAAACTCCGTGCTTTGTAAGAAAGCTAGAAATCTTATTTCCATGCGGAAGATCTTTTTCCGAACCCATCATAATAGGAATAAACATTTTTTATTCTTTTTCTTTTAAAACCTTATTTTTTATAAGAATATAAAAAATAATCAGTCTCCGCCTGAAGAAATTAGTCTTAAAACTTCGTTGTAAATAAATTCTTTTTCTAAGCATTCAGAGTCTTCTTTCCAAGTTTCTATGTCTTCTAAAATAAGACTTTTATCATATCCAGAAGCGATTAAATATTGAATTTTTTCTGTGATATCGGTAAAATTTACAAAACCTTCTTCTAGAATCAACATAAAAGCTTCTGTTATACTTATAGGATCATTATATGTTTCTATATAAATTTCTTCTACAGAAGTTTTTTTACTTTTTAAAAATTTATTTATTTCCCTAGAGAAACATTCATTAGAAGAAATCATAGATTCATAAAGAGTGCCATCAATTTCCACAATAGCTAATTTTTCTTCTTCCAAATCCATTATAATTATTCTTTAAAAAAAGAATAATTATTATTATTTTCATTTTTAGTAATGCTCGTGACAAACAGGAATATAATAATCTTTTTCGCCTACAAAAAATACACTTTTTTCTCCTGTGGATTTTTTAAGTTTTGTGAAAGGAGCATTTTGAAGATGGTCTTTACACAAAATACAATAAGCTTTTAGTTGGTTAATTTTAGAAGCTTCTGGTATAAGATCTAAAAGTTCTCCAAATCTTTTTTTGTTGACATCTGCGATTAGTCCGACACAGTGAATCTTTTTTCCTAATTGTAACCAGTCTTTTACTACAGGAACAAGATCTTTAAAAAACTGAGATTCGTCTATGGCTATATAGTCAAAATCCTTAGGGTCAACTTCTCTTAATAAACTTGTAGTAATACATTCTATGGAATCTTTTATTTCTTTTTTTACTGAACTGTGAGAAGTTAAAATATTATATTTATTAATATCTCTTTTATCTAAACTAGAGTTAATAATTAAAGCGGTCTTTAAGATTCCTTTAGCTTCATTAATATCAAGATACTGATGAACTTTTTGTATTAGATCTGTTGTTTTTCCAGAGAACATAGGTCCAAAAGTTATTTCTAAAAAACCTTTCATTTTTTAGAAAATATTATTATTTATATTTTCATTTTTTATATTTAATTATATCTCGCTCTTTTGAAACGACCCCAATTGTTATCCTTTTCATGTTCTAAAACATAAGCTTCATTATTTTTTATTAGTTCGGATCTTGGTTCGTAAGTCATTTCATCGTAGTTTTTCCACTTTACATGATAATAAACTTTATCTTTTCTTTTCTTTCTAGTTGTTATATAATCAATCTCATACTCTTTTTCTTTGTCATATTCTTCAGCAGGAGAACCCTCTTCATCTGAAGATTCTTCATCAGTTTCTAAATCTTCTTGATTGAAAGATATTTCATCTAGTAATTCAGTTAGACTATCATTCGCAAGATTTATTTCTCTTCTTGCTTCTTGGTAACGAATGGCTCTTTCACTCTTCAAAATGGATTCTGTTTGATAGTTATTAATTTCTTGTAAGAACAAATTATTAGGAACTGTTTGCTTCATCAAGGTAATATTAAAATTTTGTTGTTGAACAAAAATAATAGATATTTCTCTCTTGAGCAAAGATATAAACTCGAAGAGATTTGACAAGTTTCTAGTAAATCTGTCAACACATGAAAAAACAAGAGTTGTTACATTTTCGTTTATATTTAGAATTGGTAAAATTACTCTTTTTAGAAAGTTTCCTTTCCATGCCGAAGTTTTATATTCTTTAATTTCAATATTTGGATTATGTAATCTAATAGTTTCTGTTTGTTGTTTTAAGTTTTGTTCACTTGAAGACACGCGAGCGATACCTATAGCGTTCATCTTGTTTCTAGTAAAAAAAATAAGTTAAAAAATCATTTTTATTAAGAAAATGGCTAATAATAGTGAAGATTGGGATTATGTTTTAATTTTTATTCCTATAATTTTAAGCTGGATTGTTACTTATCTTACAGGGAGAGTTGGAAAAGTAGGAGAATACAAAAAAGCTTGGTTTCAACCTCCTGGGTGGGTATTTTTTGTAGTTTGGACTCTTCTTTATTTTATGCTTGGATACCTTTTATTTAAATCCAAAAGAGATGAAGATTATACTACATTAGGAATGGTTACAGGATTATTATTTTTAACTTATCTTTGGCAATATTTATTTGTTTATTTAAAAAATTATAAGTTAGCAATTATTGATTTATTGGCAATTCTTGTCTTAGGTTTTATTCTTTTTGGAAGATTGATTAGTAGTTCTAATGACACAAATATTACATTTGGTGAAGGTTCTATCTATATTTTCGCTCCGTTTTTAGGATGGATTATTTTTGCGATGTTATTATCTTCTAATACAAAAAATAAAAAAGATATAAAATGATTAAGAAGGAAGAAGTTATGAAATGGTGGATTTCTGGTTTTAAAGGAAAAGATCCAAGAGGAGAATCTGATTTATTTTCTTTTTATAGTTATAGGGAAAATAAATGGATTAATATTATAAAAATGATAATTTAATTAATAAAATTATAAGAAAAAAATGCCATTAGGAAAATCTGCAAACGAAACTTCTGTTTTAGAATTTATAGGAAGTTTATCTTTCTGTTATTTTTTTCTTACTTTTGTAGGAGCAAAATTTGTTAATTTTGCCCAAAAATATAAAATAGAATAATAAGAAATATTATGTAATATTTCTTAAATTTTATGTAATATAAAAAGATGAGTAATGATGGAGAAGAAGAAGTAAGACAATATGAAAAAAATAAAGAAGCTTCTCAAGGAGTTCCTCCAGAAGCTGTAGAATTACAAAAAACTAATCCAAAATCTGATAACACAAAGAGTACTATAAATATCGAAGAAACTTCTTTTATGGGTGAAAACCCGGCTACAGTAAGAAAAGAGAGTTCGAGTAATTTAATAGAAAGGACGGGTTTAGGTAGATTTAAAGATGAAGACCATGTTAAAGAGTTAGCAGATCATCATAAAAAAGTTGTAGATTGTGTAAATCACTTAAATTCCATGATTTCTCAGAAGACACCTACACAAGAACATGTTAATAATTTAAAAGAAAATGTTAAAAATTTAAAAAAATCTTTTAGTAAATCTCATGGAAAACTAGGAAAACAAGGAGCAACTCATGGGACAAAAGATGATTTATCTAATGAAATAGAAAAAGCAGTAGAATCGGCAGAAAATTCTATAAATAGAAAAAAACATTTTGACAAAACAGGAGAAACAGAACCTAAAAAAGGTATACTTAGCAAAATAGGTGATTTTTTTCTGGGTTCCTCTAGCGATAAGAGCTCAGATAGTAAGAAGAGTTCTAGTTCTGGAGGAGGAGGTTCTTCGAGAAAAAATAAAAAATTAAAATATATGGCAGCTTATGCTCTTATTTGTATTATAGTTTTTACAATGACATATTTTGTAATAAGCGATAGTGCTTTTACTACTAAAAGTGGTTTATCAGAAAAAAAAGTAAAAGATAATTTAAAAAATAAAGCTGTAAAAAAACAAATAGACCTAGGTCTTTATTGGGGGATGGGTTTAATATTATTTTGGATTCTTATGGTAAGTATTCATCTTGGAGAATGATTATTTTTATATTAATTATGTAATATAAAAATGGCTTCTCTACACAGCGCTAAAAGGATATTACAAATTTTTGTAATGCTTTTTGGTTTATTTTATTCTATGATTATTATTTCATATTTTAAATGGGGAACAGAAATAGAAGAACCTACTATTAGAGAAAGTGTTACTTATTTTGTTTTTATAATGTATGCTCTTTTCGGATATTTGCTCTATTATTTTATATTTCAATCAGGGGGAAACAGTATAGCAAAAAGTGGCGGTTTATATATCTTAAAATTAATCATTCTTGTTCTTATTATTTGTGTCTTTTTATATCTTGGAGGATTGCTTTGTTATATTGATTCTAAACTTTACACTACTCCTTCTGATACCCCTTGGATTTACGCAAGTATTTCTTTATGGAGTATTTTCTTACTTTATCTTTTTTATGAATATATTTGGCCGTATTTACCAAAGTAGATTTTTTATTTAATTTTGAACTTCTGGAACCCAATAAGTTGTTCTTTTATCAGGAGTTGCCAATGATTGTACTTTATTTCCAAATTTATCTTTATCCCTACAATAAACTTGTAATTTAAATTGATGTTTTCCTTTTTTTCCTTCTACATCTTTAAAATCTTTAATACTAACACCTTTATTCATGTAGCTTCTATTTATTATTTTTTTCGATGAATTAAAAAGTTTTTTTAATTCTTCTTCTGAAAGATCTTCTATTTTTCTTAGAGGACTAATTTTTGCGTCATAAAGAATTTCTGCTTTTAAATAATTTCCAACACCACTGATTATTTTTTGATCCATTAAGGCTTTCGTAATATTATAGTGTTTATATTTTAAAAGTCTTTTTTTATATTCTTGTAAAGATATAGTTTTATCATTTAAAATATCAGGACCTATATTTTTTAATTTACTATCTAAATCTTTTTGAGAGTTTAAAAATTTAAGAGTTCCAAAATGTCTTTGATCTACAAAATAAACCTTTCTTTTTTTATTTTTTAAAGAAAATTCTAAACAAATAGAAGTATGTTTATAATCTTTTAAAGTCCAAATTCCAGACATTCCTAAAGTATTTAAAAGAGTAATATTTTTCTCAAAAACCCAATAAATTAATTTACCTTTAGATTTTACAGATTCTAATTTTAAAGGTAAAGATTTTTCCACAAATAAATAATTATCAGGGGCTTTATCTCTGTATCTACTAGTAGGATAAATATTCATTTTTGTCAAGTAAAAACAGGATAAATAGTTATCCAAATCTTCTTTTACCACAGTTACTTCAGGTCCTTCTGGCATTTTTAATTTACCTTAATTTTTTAAAGTTTATAATTAGGAATATAATTTTTTAAAAATGATTTTTTTAAAAAAATGTAAATTAAT